ACCTTGAGTTTTATTTTCAAACTTAATAATATCTGCAAGTGCTAAACCTGCTACAGAATCGAAACCTACTGTTAATACTCCAGTACCTAAATTTGTAGTTGTAACATAATAATCGTGTCCTGTTGCTGTTTGTACCACAACATCTGTTGATGAGGATCCATCAACCACAGTAACCATTCTACCATGTGCGTCTAATCTTACAAATGCAAAGTCACCGTTTGATAATGTTGGTGCTGAACTAGAATAATAACCTGCAATAACTCCACCGTAAGCTGTGTTAATTAAATTTTCTGCAGCTGTCTTATTATCTTCGACTAGACTGCTAAACTTTCTATCATTTAATGCCATTTTCGTTTCCTCTAATTAATTATTTAAGGCTGGTATTAGGTTTCCCTCGCCTGTGATTGTGAATATAAAAATAAAAAAAAAGAATAGATAATTCTATTCGTATATTGTTCTACTGATTTTCTCGTAACCAATAAGTACACTTCTTGCTGCTCCTTCTAATGCCTGAACTCCAATGTATGGAATTAAGTCAATATCATTAGTTAGTGCAGTAGTTGAATGTACTAAAACATCATCAATGTAGAAGTGTGCTTTTCTATCTGAATCAATTTCAATTCTAAACAAATATACTGTTGCCCCTGAAACTGTTACTCCTGAGTCAGTTGTAGTATCTACTCCAGCAATTGAAGTAATACATTGCCAGTTAGTGTCTGGTACGTCTGTATCATACCTGAAATAAACCTGGTTATCATCAGTTGCAATAGTTGGATCTTGAGTCAGCTTTAAACCTGCCCATAACAAAGTCGTTAATACTGCAGTATCTGTTTTAATCGCTGCTTCCCATATAACTTGGTTTTCAGTTCCCCATAACGTGTTAGTCCAAGCTGTTTGCTTAGTATCTAAATGTGGACATATATAAGCTGAATCGTTATCTGCGGTATCTGTTGTTAAAGTAATTCCTGCTACAGTAGTTGAAAATGTTACTAATGCAGTGGTCATATTATCTCCTGCTACTTCAAAATCTTTATTAGCTACATTTCTTGCTGTAGTGATTGTAACGTTACTTGCATTTGTTGCATCTGCATTATCAAACGCTGCTGTAAGAACTGCATTTAATGCTGGTGTTTGTTTGAAAAATTCTTCTAAATAAAATCTGCTTGGTTCTCTAATAAAGTGTCCAACTGTTTGAACTTTCTTTTTAAACTTCCAATTCCTTGTTTCTAATGTTGGTATTCCATGTGCCATTTTGTTTTCCTCCTAATCGGGTAATAAAAATAAAAAAAATAAGGATGTTAATCCCTATGCTGTGTAAACTTGTGCACTTAAACCTTTTACAACAATAGTGTAAACATGGTCTGTAGTACTACCTGCTGCATCAATTGTGATAACATTTGTAGCTGGTGCGATAGTTCCTGTTACAGTATCTCCAGTGTCTTTATCATAAGCGAAAACTGATAAAACATTGTAATCTGGTACATACGTTGAAACATCAATAGTGTCCGCACTATCTGCTGTAGCTGGAGTAACAATGATTAACTCCATTACGTCACCTTCAAGTTTTTTGTAAATTGTGCAATTTGCAATTCCTATATCTGCCATTTTTTCTTATCCTCCTAAATTAGTCCGTACCGTTGAACCATAGCACTTTCAAAGTTAACAACCATAGTTCCGTACCACTTAATCATGTACTTCTGGCTATCATTTACTTTTCCAAACTCTTCATAAGTATAATCCTGTAGAACAGCTAAGAAAAGATATCTAGTGTCTAAGTAAATTATTCTACGAGATGCTGCAGTAGTTGGCATATATCTGTCCTTAATAAACAAAATTCCATCAAACATGAATGCGTCAGGAATACCAAAATCCATACTTCCGCTTGGTCTTTCTACGTTTCTCTGGAAGTCCATTAACAAGCCTTTAATATAATTGTGAGTATATCCATCAGTTACTGCTAAATCAATTAAACCGTTAGCTTCAAAGGAAGTGTTCAAGTCTTCTCTGATTTCTTCTAGAGTAACAGCTGCACCACTGTTGTCAGTCGTGTTAGTTGTAATAGTTTGAATTAAACCGTTGAAAGTTAAAGGGTTAGTAGTAGCGTTACCATTAACAATTGTGTTTTCTAATGCTTCGTTCATACTAGTAGTTTTTACTCTAAGATCTTCTGCCATCAAGTTAATGATAGTTTGAGATGCGTTTGCAATACCAGTAACTCTTCCAACTGCGTATAAGAACTTCATTGCTGCCGTTCCTGTAGTTCGAGTGTCAACTTGATCTGCTAAGGATGCGTCCTCGCCCATAAACTCTGCTCCTGCTTTTGCAGTTAACATATTATAAACATAACTTCTTCCTCTGATTGCTCGTCTAGGTAATAATTTAACTAAAGGTGTTTCCCTAACAGTTTTGTCAACAATACTTGCGTCAACAAATGGAGGTAACATACTATAGCCAGTGTAAGTTCCACCAACGTCGCTATCCATACTTGGTGCTTTAGCCACCATTTCTTTCTTTAAATCTTCACCAATCTGTGCTCTCTTATCAATTCCCTGCATAGGTGCATAATAAGTTTGTTCTTCTGCGATATTAGCAACTCCAAAGCATTTATCAAAAACATAACCTGCTTCAGCATTACCCATTCCCATATTATCGAATGCCATTTTATTTTCTTCCTCCGTACTTTAACTCTAACATTTTTTCAACAGTTAATGGTTCATTATCCATCACAACATTTTTGTTGATTGGACCATCAATAGTTGGTAAGTTGATAGAGTGTTTTTCAATTTCCGCTAACTTCTTCTCTAGTTCTGCGATTTTTAAATCCTTAGCTGTGTCTACTTCAGCTTGAGGGTCCACTTCTGGTTTTTCCTCTTCTTTTACTTCTTCTTCAACCTTAGGTTCTTCTTTAACTTCAACTGCTGGTTCTTCTACTTTAGGTTCTTCTACAACAGCTTCAACTTTAGGTTCTTCTACTACAGGTTCTACTACAGGAGTATCTTTAATAATTTCTTCACTCATTTTAATTTCCTCCGTTACGTCTAAATCGAATCCCTTAGCAACGTGGCCAAAAGAAGCGTTACGATTTGATTGAATAGGAACCCACGTCGCCTCTACTAATTCAGCGTCTGTGAATACTTTATACATTTTACCTTTAATCTCTCTGTTCTCTGATGCTAATGGTATAGCTCCAATAGAGATACCTGGGTTAAGACCTTTCTCAATAGCCTCTTCAACTTGATTCTTGATCTGTGCAGCTAATGGGTTTGCCTCTTTACTGAAAAACCATGGGTTAGCTACTAATGCTGAATGTGTACCTTTCTCAACAGATTTAAGATTGTCCCAACCACCTACCCAAGACTGCATTTTGTTTTCGTGGTTAGCTAGTGCCTTCAGAACTTTATTGTCACTTGCCCACTTTTGAACTAACTCTTTGCTCATAAATTCATTATCTCGATCCATTGATGAATCTGATAGAATACCAACAAAATCTCCGTTAAGACCTTTTGTTACTGGCATCCATGCTTTTATTTTTTCTTCCATATATATCTCCTAATATCTATTCTAGTATTTATTTAATACCTAATCCTTGAGTACCGGCTCGATGTCACACCTGCAGTTATGAACAATCATATTACTCACTACGTACGTGTGGTCGTCCTCTACTTCTATGTTAAATACATCAACATTTTCAACAAATTCTTTTTTTATATCGTTAACTTTGTAACACTGATTTTCTATTACTGAATGACATTTACTACAAAGAGTGATTAAATTGTCTAAATCGTTATTTTGTGTTGATTTGTAAGGCTCATAATGATGTACTTGTAAAAATGTGTTTGAACCACAAAGTTGACACATGTTATTATCACGTTCTCTCACTTCCTGTCTTATCTTTTTCCAATCAAAACCTCTATCTGCACTTCCATAACCTCTGTATCTTCCATCAACATAATTCCACGGTCTTTTACCAAACATACCATTTAATTTTCCTAAGTGACTATTTCTCATCTTTTCTCTATAAGCATCTGTTTGCATCGATTCTCTTAATTTATCTCTTGATTCTTCGTCGTTTAACCAGTTGTGTTCTTTTTGTTTTTTATGAGATTTTAATCTTGCTTTTATTCCAGTTTCAAATCTGTCACGCACACCGTTCCTATATTCATAATCCAGTTGGCACGAAGCATTACAATAACAATTTCCTTTCATCACTCTGGCTCTTGCTCTTTCAAGTACAGTCCCACAGTTTTTGCATATTGTTTTCATTTTTTAACACCCAGTACAAAATCATTTTTTGTTATGTCTTGTGCTTCTTTCCATCCAGTGTTTGTTAATATCGGATGATTAGCAGTACATTTCAATATTCCTTTAGATGTTTGTATACTGTAAATAAAACCCGTATATTTATTTTTGAATGTTGTTATTACTCTTCTTTCTCTATTTTTGTGTGTTGTTACAATATCCCCTTTTTTAATATCCTCTATGTTAATTTGTTTTTTGGCACACTTTACTTTTTGTCCTTTTACAAAACAGTTCGGATGACTCGGAGGTTGTGTCCCTTGCCAATGTTTAGCCTTTCCACTCTCAACATAACTAACTTCAAAATAACTGTCTAATGGTATTTCCTTACCATGCAATGCACTGCAAAGATTTGATGTTCTACTATCATCAATAGCATCCCACTTTAATCCACTTACTATGTTTGTCCGTTTGTAAGCATCAATCTGTGAAGCGTTACGCATTCTGTTAGTTTCAGTTCGTGCAATCTTCATAGCTCTCCCGTCAGTAACTTTGCCGTTAATCTCTCCACCAGTATATTTGTTCATAATTGTCTTAACGTTATTCTTGATGTCAGTTAGGCTATCTCTATCACTAATAGACTTGCTAACCATCTCTCTAATCTCTACACGGACATCGTCAGCAACGCCCTTAATGCCTGACCACTCTTTACCGTCAATGTAAAACCCGTCAAGTTGTCTGTTAGCTTCGTGAGTTACCTGTTGGTCAAAGTTAATTCCAACTCCAATATCAACACCAAGTTTCTTCTCTGCTGTATTAATACCATCCTTTAATGTAACCGATATAACTGACTTTAATTGTGTAAAGAAGTCTGATGTGTTAACTGAATTAAACAGTCCTCTAATAAAGTCACCAATAGTCTTTTCAATAAGTTCATAATCTTTAGAAATAATCTCATCACCTAGCGTCTTATCAATAAATGATAATATATCTTTCTCCCACTTAGCAAACTTCTTAGATAAAAACTCATCATAGTTCATTACTTCAGGAGTGTCATCTTCAGTAAACTCTTTAATTGTTTCATTTATAAAGGATTTAGAACTTTTTTTTTGACGATCTCTTTCTTCTTTCTTATCGTCACGGTCCTTAGGATTGTCTCGAGGATTATCTTCCTTCTTATCCTTAGAATCGTCCTTATCTTCAAACGCACCATTCTCTGCCATCTGTTCCTGCATAGCCATAGCCATCGGTTTATCTCCCCACTCTACTGGGTCCATACCTTCCATCTTACGCACTTCATTAATAGTGATAACGTTAGCTGTAAGTTTGGTCATTGTCTGTTCGTGTTTAATCTTCTCAGCAGCGTCATCTTCAGGGAACCATTTGAACTTGATATCGTCGTGTCCAACAATCTCAGGAATAATCTCTCTGTTAATCTTATCAGAAATAAGTTTTAAATAAGGTTTGATAGCGTTCTTGATAGTAACTCGTTCCTGAGATTCGCCAGTAGATTTAGTACTGTTCTCATAAAATCCTACTTCCTGTGGTGATAGTCCATAAGCACCAAAGATAACGTGAAAGTACCACTTCTGACCTTCTAACCAATCCATATCTTTATTAGACTGTGATAATGGTGTGAATGCAGCTTCTGAATTGTGAAATATTAACTTGTGTGGTTTGCCTTTAACTTCTTTCTCCCAAGCAAACTTAAATCTCTCTAACGATTCTTGTTCCATTGGGATGCTAACGATTCCGTCAGGTACAGCGTTATTCTTAAAGAACTCTTTATTATACCTATCACTCTGTATCATTAACTCTACTACTTGTTGAATAGATTGTAACGGCGACCAACCATAAGGGTAGTGATCTGTATTAGTTCCGACCTTACCATAAATTATATCTGTACGTTTAAAGTACTTAGGTTGATTTCTTGGGAACTTGTAAGAGTATTGGAAAAACCCATTAACTAACCCGTGTTCCTCAACATCAAATAAGAATTTAGCACCATCATAAGCAAACAATTCAACTAACTCACCAGAACCGTTACGACCTTTATAAATAACTCCCGCATCTAAATCAAGAACGTCATCCATAAACATTCCCCATACTTCCCAGAATGTTTGTCCCATACGATTAGGCTGTTCCAATAAGGTTTTTACTTTTAGAATGTCCTCTTCGTACTGAGTCTCGTTCTCTTCATCCTCGTTAATAATATCCCACTCAATTGTCATCAACTGTTTCTTAATAGCTGCCTTAACCATCTGCACCCAGGGTGCTTTTGCATACTGTCTAAGTTCATAGTAGTCAACTTTTCTAGGCATCCCTAGTTTAGCAGTCCAGAACCACGTTGGTAAAAACGGCATATTGTTAGTTCGTGCCGTAGAACTAGCATCGAATAACCTGACATCTTTAGCTAAGATTGACCTAGCTTTTGTATAAATTTCTTTAAATCCCATTATCGTAAGGTGTGAGTGAGTATAAAAACCCATAAGGGGTGGTTGACTACCCCTTTAGGGAAAAAGAGGTGATTGATGAGTTTATTTAATATTAATAGCTCTTCTAGTATTTATTTAATACCTAAAAATCAACCAAAGAAATAGGAAAACGACTTACCTCTTAACCCGTGAGCAGCACAAGCAAGAGCGTCAACTAAGTCATCATGACCACCATCGCTGTGATGTAATTTAATGTTACCTGATGCTGTTGTTTCATATCTGAAATCTTTTAATTGATATATAAGTTTCTTGTGATCAGGTATTTTAAGTTTGCCCTGTTCCATTAACACTTTCAAGTTAGAAAATATGTCCTCTTTAGTTCTTACAGTAAATGTCAGACCAATAACAATGTCATAATCGTCTAACTTCTGATTGTAATTAGTCTGCGATAATTGTTTGGGTGAGTTGAGCTTCTTAGACAATACATCTACTACCCCAGCGCCCAATCCTGTCTGATCACATATAATCTTCTTGAAGTGAAACTTGTTGTGTAAGAATAAAATATAATCTATCGCTTGGTCCATTGTGTTCTTAGGCACTTCTTTGATGAATACTACTTTGTGTGGTGTACCTTCTTCAATGATAATGTAGCAAGAACTATCCTCTCCCATACGTGCTAAATCCGCTCCTAGTATCAATGCCATTATATCTCACTCAACATTGCATATTCTGTTATACAACTCTCAATAAGTTTGTGTCCAAAAAATGCATCTTCATCAGCTATAAATTGTGCCTCATATTCAGTACTGAACTCTAAACTGGTACACTGTAATCTTTGTTCATCAATAAACTCTTGAGTAAAATGATTAACCTTAACTGCATCTTCCCAAGTGTACCGATGACTAATATAATTGTCATCTTCTTGAAAACTACGATAGAAATGGTTCATACCAAACGGTGTACTGATTTTAATTATCTTACCTTGCGTTGATGCTATCATTGGCAACAATACTTGGTTAACAATCCCGTCCTTAACAAACGCTGCCTCTTCTAAGATTAACACATTAGCAGTCATACCTCTAATGTTATCACCAGTATCACCGCACGGATAAGCTGATATTCTACATTTGTTCTTCATCATCATACCACGCTGAGTACTAGACTCAACCTCAGAACCTATTGGAGCATTCTGTACATGATTCCTAATCTTTTCAAACAGTTCCCCTGCTTGTCTATCAGTTGGTCCAACGATAATTATGTGTCCACCTGGATTCTTTAACGCTTCAACAACTGCTAGAATTGAGATAGTAAGTGACTTACCTGTCTGTCTACAGAAAGCACCGACTACTCGTTGTTTGTTCATACAGTCGTGTAAGAATTTAAGTTGGTACATATACAGCTCGAATCCAAACATAGACTTAATCAGTTTTTTCAGGTCGTATTTCGGCATCTTGTAACATATCACTCCAGTTGATTATGTGGTGTGTGTTGGTTGTTGTTAATTTATCACCGTGTGCAAACCTTGACCAATCCTTCTTCATATTAACTAACATAGGAATAAGTTTAGGTTCTGTTTCTGCCATCTCTTCAATAGTGTCTAAATGTTTAAACCAGTCCGCTGAAGTGAAGTCTCTACTTGACAACATTAACATTACTTTAGTGGCTACCTTTTGACTAACACCGAATCTTTTCCAAGTTGCTATTGTTTGTGAAAGACGCTGTTTCTCTGTATAATTCTTACCACCTTTACGTCCTGCTTCAATAGCTATTCTATTGTTATTAAATGTCTTATTTGGGTAAGGCATTTTCCCTCTTTTCCTTCAATACTGTACCACCTGGTGGTTTATAACAAGGTCTACAAAACTTTGAATGTTTGCTACCTTGATATATTTGTTCACATCTATGACACTTTTTCAGTGACATTTATATTTTGTCAAACTCCCTTCTAATCTCAACAAATACTGGATGGTCTGCATTAAGTTCGAACTCTGTACAAATCTCAGCAATGATTTTGTTACGTTTAACCATTTGAACATCTTTGTCAGCTCTGTCATATCCTGCTGCTGCTTTTAATCCGCTAATTTTAGCTTTAACTTCAGTTCTAAGTTTGTCAAGTGCCGGTGCGATTGCTTCTGTCCAGCTCTGTTCTAGTTCCACAAGAGTCTTAACATTATTATTAAGCGTATCTAATTCCTGTTCGAACTTGTTAGCTTTAATAGATGTGTCAAGTTGGTCACGTTGAGTGTTAAGTGTAGTTTGTTCTTGCCTTAACTTCTGTAACTCTTGTACTGCTTCAATAGAACCCATAATCTTGGTAATAGTTTGCTTTACAACTACTGTTTCATTAACTGCACTAACATTAAATTCATTCTTAATTTCCATTTTCTATAACCTCGTGTATTTTTTGGTTGGTAAATATTATTGACGGTCCTTTCTTCTTCATCTCTTTTCTGAATATTTTTGCAAACCTATATATATCTTCTTTCTCTGAATTCGGAAAAGAAATAATATAGCTTTTAGTCTTATCAAACTCAGTAACTCCTGACTTTATTTCAATATTAGGAGTTTTTAACCACTTCTTAACTTCGCTTATTATGCTCATTTTTCGCTCATCCTCTCGTTTAGTTTCTTTAACTCACCAATGATCATAATCTGCCTTAGTCCTTCTGGGCTCATATAAGTTAACCTTGAATCGTTTCTTAGTATCCCATATTGATGTAACGCCATTTCAAAATGATCATCAGTACAATTAAGTTTATACAATATAATCTTAGCATTTCTGTTACCCGTAATAGTCTTGCTTTCCAGATCATGATGTTCTGAAAGTTTCTTTGTTGCTCGTGATGTTGCTTGAAAGCTTCTATTAAGAATATCAGCAACCTCTTTTATTGATAAGAACGATCCAGGGTTATCCTTAAATACCCTTAAAACATCATCTTGTCCCATTTTAACCTCTTTCAATTGTGCTTACTTTATTCACATAAACCACGTCAGGTTTTTATTATTTTATTAATTTATCAAAATGTTCAATGATGTACCTAATCCTTGTTTCTGATGTCTTGATGTAACTTGGCCAATGTAAGTTAGCAAATTCAGTTTTTGTTAAATCCATTACAGCAATCATTGTTCTTTTCGTCATAGTAAACAGATATTATAACTTATATATAAGTGTTTCTATTCCATCTTTTCCCAAAAAGTTTTTCCCTTTTCCCTATACTAACGTATAGGGAAAAGAGGAAAAGTTACTTTTTTTTGGCTTTTTTTTCACCTACAGGAATCATCGGGAATAGTTAGACGCTGATTTAAGCTTAAATGACTAACTATTCCCAACTATTCCTGCGTTTCCCGATTCCCAATCGGGAATAGTTTTTCCCGATCGCCATCGGGAAAACTATAATGGTATATATATTGGAGTATAACAATATTTATAAACGACATCGTATTTACAAATTCAACACAAATCATTTACGAGGTGTATTAAAATGAGTGAAACAGATGTTGTATTTAAACGAAAACTGAGAGACATTGGTAATGTTCTTGGCACTTCAATTCCTACTGAACTCATAGATTTTATGGGAGCAGAGAAGAATGACCTATTATTAATGACTGCTCGGATTGGTAAGTCCGGAAAAGGTGTTTGTATATGGAAAGGTGACCAAGATGAGCAAGGACTATCTGAATAATTATCTCAAACCCTTCATCGGGAGGATAGTCGTTGCCAACCAATTTGATTTATGGAAACAAAAAAGAGATGACTATCTATATAATGGTAAACCCACAACTAAGAGACTTCGTAACATTTTACCTAACGAAATCATCTTAGAGTTTGACTTCACTGAAAAAGGCAATGATAACTACGATAAGGCTAAAGAACACGCTGAACGTTGGCATAAACACTCAAGAGAATATCTTGACAAACACAAAATAGGTTACCACGTTACTGACCACGATGGGAAATCACCTCACATCAGATTCCAGATTTACGGGCTAGACATTCTTCCAAGTTATGTTCGTTCTATCTATAAAGAGAAGTTCGTTGGTAAACTCCTTAAAGAAATAGGGTTCAAATCTGAACTGGTCTTACCAGATAGAGGGTTATTGATTAAACCTAATTCTCTGATCTCAATGGAGTATCAACCACACTTTAAGACTAAATACAACGATGCAATAGAGGAAATCACACACATTAGTGATAATCCACAACTATTACCTAACCCTAAAGACATACTAATAATTCAAGAGTCGTTTAAGAAGGAATCAACGCCAAAAACACAAATTAACATTAAAGATGTCAACCAAGAAAACCTGTTGAAATGGTTCCAAGATTACTATAAAGAAGGCAAGATGAACGATACAGACCTTGCTTTCTTTGGAATGTGTAAGAGAAGTGGACTTACTGAACCTGAAGCAAGAGCTGTTTATCAAACAATTATTACAAAACTTGGTCATGAATTTAGTTATAAACGAGAACGACGATTAATTTCAACATACGAGAGTGATAATGCTGCTGTTTACGCATACCTAAAGAGTGATGATTTGCTTGACAATCGCTGTACAGAACTTTATGATTGTTTTAAGGTGTTTGATAAGTCTTTGATTTCAGCAGAAGATATTATGAATATGGACATACCACCTATCGAGTGGGACATTGAAGGGTTGGTTACTACTAACGGATATCATTTCTTAGCAGGGTTAGCAGGGAAGTTCAAAACCTACTTAGGATTCTTTATGGCTAGAGCATTCATTACTGGAGAAGATTTCTTAGGAAGGAAAGTTAAGGTAAGGAGAGTCTTGTTGGTAGATGAGGAATCGAGGGAACGGACACTTAAAGAACGTACAGGTAAAGTTCTTTCTGACCTAACTCCAACACAACGTCACAACTTTAAATACTCTATAAGTAAAGGAATCAAGTTTGATGAGAAGCACGTGGCTCAACTAGAAGAGGATATTAAGAACTCAAGAGCCGAAGTGGTTATTATGGATAGTTTTGCACGATTCTTTGTTGGGAACGAGAACTCGGCAGATGATGTCAAGAAATCGTTTCAGTTGCTTAAACCAATGATGGAAAAGTATGGTTGTTCCTTTATAATTATTCACCATTTCAATAAGGGTGGCGGGTCAGATATGAACTCTTTACGAGGTAGTTCCGACCTAGCAGCACAATGTGATACCATAATGGTTATCAAAGAAGATTTTAAAGACAATTATAGTTTATGGTTGGCAAAAAATCGTCACGGAGAAAAAGGAGACAAGATTAAGTTTAGAACTATGGGCTCATCAGACAATAAAAGATTATCAATTACCTTTATTGGAGAAGTGTCACAAATACAGGTGTCGGCAGAGGACAGAAACGCTAAAATATTCTATAATCACCTAGTTTCTGAAGAATATGAGAGTTTTTCACTTAATGGTAATTCTGACAAGTTCCATAAGAAGTTAGGGTTTAGTAAGAATGTTTTGTATAAGGCAAGAGATATGTTGATTAAAGAAGGTAAACTAGAAAGTGAAGGTAAGGGCATCTATAAAGTTGTCCAAGACGACTTTATATTTGAGGAGGTAAAATGAAATCAACCTGTGGTTATTGTAACGGTGAGTATAAACAATACAGAACAAATCAAGTGTGTTGTTCCTGTAGTTGTAGACAAAAACTTTATCGGAAAAACAACCCCGAACGAGTAAAGGAGTGGGAAAAGACAAAACAATATACACATCGAAAAGAAATAATCAAACGACAGAAAGAATATCTCAACAAAAACTACAAAAAAATAATCCAATATAAAGACAATTGGTATAAAGAAAACAGGGAGAGAATACTGAAAAAAAAACAAGACATTAATGCTCTTAAACCAAAACAAAAATATCGAACACCTATAGAAAACAGAATTGTGAATAATTGTAGAAGCAGAATATCCATTGCACTTAGACGAGGGATTGGAAGAAAAAGCGATAAGACGAGAACACTTATTGGTTGTAATTTTAAAAATCTTATGAATCATCTTGAAAATCAGTTCGTTGATGATATGTCTTGGGATAATTATGGGATGTGTGGGTGGAGTATTGACCACATCAAACCTTGTAATTCGTTTGATTTGTTTAAAAAAGAGGAAAGATTAAAATGTTTTCATTATACTAACCTGCAACCCCTTTGGCACGCTGATAATTTAATTAAAGGTGATAGATATGAAATGGATTAAAAAGAATAATGAAACGCTGTTCATTAGTGATGATGTATTAATATTTGATGTGGAAACGACTAGTCTTGACACTGCTTCAGCTGTTATGAAATTCTTTGGTGCGTTTTCGTTTAAGTATAATCAATATTATTTCTTTACTAATGAACATCATAAAGAAATACAAGATTTGATTAATGGCCATAGAGTTGTGGTTGGTTATAATTCACGAAATTACGACATATCTGTTATGGAAAATGACATCAACAAATACAACTTTGAGTATAAGATTAGGATTGACCTGATGAGAGTCCTGTTCCAGCCGGAAACGAGGAAATCAGTTAGAGAGAGTATAATCAAGGTACAGGGCAAAGTTTTGAAAGACGTTATACAGAACCATAAATTAAAAACTATCGCACAGGCGTTAAGTCTGAGTGTCCAGAAGGGTGATATTGATTATAATATATTTAAACAGGAGTCTTGGAGTAAGGAAGAGTCACAAGAGATTTTAAAGTATCTCTATGCCGATGTAAAGATCACTAAAGAATTGTTTGAGTATATGTATAAAGAGTTCTTACCAATGAAATCTTTAATGTCACCAGATGATCAAAGGAAGTATAATTGGTATAGGACCAGTACGGGAAGTTATACGTATAAAGTTATTTGTTATCAGGCAGGGTTGGAAGAAGAGTATGGTGAACATTCGGGTAAGAAACAGTATGAGGGTGGTTACGTTGCTGAACCAGCAGGAGAAACATTCAGAGGTGACATCTATTTATTAGATTTCTCAAGTGCATATCCCCATAGTTTCCTGATGGGTAATTTGTACTCACACGGTTGTAAATGTTGTAGTGATGAGGAGAAGTGGTCAGGGAATGAGTTGTTTCCCGTTACTGGTCGATATTGTACTAAAGGTCCAGGAAAGATTGAACAGGTTATTAAACGATTGTATCTCCAGAGATTAGAATATAAGAAGAATAACGACCCGAGAGAATTTGCAATTAAGGTTTTGATAAATACATTGTACGGAATTAGCGGTAGTAGTGTTTTCAAAAGTGTCTATTCGTTGAATACGGCTAGTGATTGTACTTTGATTGCTAGACAAATGATTAAGTTGGCAAGAGATATGTTTGAGAAAGCTGGGTATCAGTTAATTTATACCGATACTGACTCCATTTTCTTGTTAGACCCATTCAAAGACAAAACAAGGATGTTGAACATTAGGGACAGCTTAATCCAAACGATTAAGACAAATGTTCCTTTTCCTCAAGACACTTTTGATATGACTATCGATGCAGAGATTAAGCGGATATGGTTCTTTAAAGACTATAATGGCGATTTTAAAAAGAAGAATTACGTATATATCACTAAAAAAGATGATAAAATAAAAATTAAAGGCCTACCTATAATTAAGAGCGAATGCTCAAAGGTTTCTCAGATGGTAATGGCAAAAATTAAGGCTCAGATCATTGAGAGAACTAACATTAAGTTCCCTGAAGATTACATTAAGAATATTGTGTTTAATATGTTGAAAGAAGATATAACATTAGTTGCTAACTATTACAAAGTTAAAGCTGCAGATTCTTATAAGTCCCAGTCCTGTATCCAGGCGCAGATCGCTAGTGCACACGGTGAGGGGGAACATTGGCTAGTGCCTAATAAAGTCGTTGGTGATGTTGGCAAGGTTAAAAAATACTGTACTCTAACTCAAGCGTCTGAGTTGGCACTTGAAGATTTGGACCTGAAGAAGATATGGGACACTGAACTCTGTATATTCATTAGAGACTGGACACATCCGTTATTTACGAGAAGAATGGAGAGAGCAGAAGAAGCGTATCAAAAGAAGAAAGATATGGAACTACAGAAATTCTTTAAATCTGATAACTGGGACAGTGAAGCGGTTGGGATTGATATTAGCGATGAAGAGTTTTTAGCAAATGAGATGGATTTTGAGATGCAATAAATCACAACTTTTATAAAAGATTGAATTATACAGGTTGTATAAATGGCAAGTACACCCTATATGGGAATTAAAGCCGAGGAATAAAAAATGGAAAACGAAAATGTAGTATTTGAAGAAGTAGATTCTGTAGAGAATTTTAACACAATGGAAGATATGGCACCGCAGTATATTCGGTCACCTAAAGTTGGCGAGAAGGTTGAGTTCGTTGTTAAAGGATTTAAAAAAGTTACAGATAAAAGTGAATTAGAGTTTACTTTTGAAAAGAACGGCAAACAAAAAACAGCTTCAAATGCTCTTTCTAGTGTGGACTTCGGCATTAAGCTGATCACATCTGAGGGAGCAACTTATTGGATTTCAAGTTGGGCTGTCTGGGGGCAGACTAAAGCTATCGCTAAGAAACTAGGTAGTAATAATCTTAGTGGTATTGAGTTGCAAGTTGACCATATCAATAATGGAATGCTTGAAGAACATAGAGATAATGCCTGGATTGTTAGAGCAAAAGTTGATGGTCAATTTAAACAACTGATTAAAGACTCAAATGACTGGGTATAAGATAGTTAAGAAGGGAAGAAAGGGGTATATTTTACCTCTTCCTCCACTTTCTTTACTTAAAAGCATTGAATCAAGATTGCAATACACTAAACAGGGAGCAGAGTTCTTTCCATCGCCCCATTGGGCAATCGTTAAACTATTTTCTGTTAAAACGGCATCATTTCCTTGGGGTTTGTTAAGTGATGTTTTGAACGTATGTGAAACGTGGATGACTTTCAAAGACGATACGTTTAAAGTAATTCAATTGAGAAAAGATAAACCACAAGTTATATTTGATGAAAAATTAAGATTATATCAACGTGATGCAATACAATCACTAGTTGATAATAATGGTGGGATTCTTTCAATGCCTACTGGTTCAGGGAAAACCTTTACTGCTATTGCATTCTTAAATTTGCATAAAAAGAAATCTCTAGTTATTGTTCCTACTACTTATTTGGTGAGCCAATGGAAGAAACAAACCCCTGACTATGTAGATGTTAGAACATATCAAGGAATTAAAGATTACTCGATTCTGCAAGATTATGAAATAGTCGTTTTCGACGAATGTCATCATTGTTCTGCATCAACTTTGTATAAGATAGCAATGAAACTTAAAGAGCAGATAGTCGTAGGTCTTTCGGCCACAACTTTTCGTGAGGACGGAGAAGAGATGAAAATGCATGGTGCTCTTGGACCAATCATTTACAATATCTCGTTGCGTGAATTGATAAATCAGGGATATCTGTGTGACGCTACTGTTCTATGGATTGACTTGGTTAAACATACACCTGGAATCTGTACTGATTATCAAGATATATATAAAGAATATATCGTTGAGAATGAAGAGCGTAACAATGCGATTGTATCGGTGTGTGGTAAAGGCAATGTTTTGATACTTGTTGGTCAAATAGAACACGGAGAAGCGTTGTTAGAATTATTAAAAGATGAAGATGCTATCTTCTTGTGTAGTAAGTCTAAAGAAATGGATATTGACCATAGAATCATCATTGCAACTTCAATTTTCGATGAAGGGGTTGACTTGCCTGAACGTGATGTTATTATAATGGCCGCTGGTGGGAAGAGTAGTGTTAAAACAACACAACGTATAGGTCGAGTTCTAAGAACCCACCCAGGCAAAGATAAGGCGTTAATAATCGACTTTGTGGATAGAGCTAAGTATCTGTTTAAACATTATAAAAGAAGAAAGGAGATGTATGTAGAGTATGGTTTCGACAGATAGATTAGAATGAACAGCGGTAAAATATTCGAGAATAGAATTAAAAGATGGCATAAAGATTTAGATTGTTTGACTTTTAAGTTCCCTGACTATGCTTCTACGGGTACAAATCAGAGAGCCATCTGTGATAGAGTTACAATTACGTCTGACGGTGTGTTTTGGTTCGAGTGTAAACATACTAATAGTAAAACATCTTTCTCTATGTCACTAATTAAACCTCATCAATGGATCAGTATGCTGAAGATTGAAAGATTAAAAGGTTTATCATTCTTTTTAATCGAGGACGGTAATAAGAATGTGTATAAGATTTGCCCTAGTAAATTGATGAAATTAGGGGTAAAAAGCGTTAAATTCATCGATTTAAGACCATTTATTACGTTAAAAAAGAGTACTTTTACGCTTAAAACGGTTTAAAATCGGAAGTTTTATACAATCCTTATACTATCGAGACGTAACCCAAAGGGCAAACGTTCAGAGGTCTTAAAAAATGAATAATGAACAAAAAGAAGTAATCAGACAATTAAGTTTAAAATATGGTCAAAGTAAAAGTGAATGTGAAGAAATGTTCAAAACTCTAAGGAGGTCTAAAAAATGAAAATATGCAAATTATGTAAGAAAGAAGTAAACGATGAAGAATACAATTTGTTCAGTGGTATGCACAGTAAGTGTGAGAATGAGATTAATGACTGTAGGGAGGTTCAAGATGAGAACATCAATTAACTTAACATTAAACGAAGCGTTAAAACTAGTAGACAACGGCATCACACGATTTATCAGTGATGGTAATACTTATACTATGGAGTGGGATTAAGATGACTACAAGAGAAGAAATATTAGAGACTGAACGAGTTGAACGTATGCAGGAACAAGCGGGATATAAACCTTGTCACCATGAATTAGTTGACGATGTGATGAAAGA